GCGTTCTTTTCGTCAAACGTTAAGCCTAACTCCTCAAAACGGATATTGGCTTTAAAACGTAGGCCAGGCCCTATGACGTTAGTCTTATTGGTTTTTAACGCGCCTGCAGCAATAGGTGTACCTTGCTGTAGGTCTACCGACCTTGCCCGTAGCATTCTAAAATTGGCATCGATATCATGCCTTGCGTCTTGAGAGTTAACCTGGTATCCTTTGGCGCTAGATTTAAAACTATTTGCGCCATGATTAGAATAACCAGAGTTTGTTTTACTCCCAGAATACTGCGTTGCTTTGTGCCTGCCCGCTGCGGTTTTCATAAACGACTTCTTACGTTTACTCATATATCACGCGGAATGACACGGTATGCACGACGTCGAGGTCTATTTTCAAGTCTTGCTACTTCATTTCGCCAAAAGTTGATGCGGTCTTTTACCTCTTGCACATTGGCACGAGTTAACCGACGATTACCAATGGTGTATTCCTTACCGGTTGCTAGTGCTAAATCAGCATCCAGCCAGGCCTGTAAATGCTCTTTTGCCTCATATATTGTCCATTCTGCCATCCTTTCACCTCCTTTCACGCATTAAAAAAGCGCCCATACTGAGCGCTTAAACTTGTGCCAATCATGGATTCCACCACGTGGCACAGTTTCTATAATTTAATTCCTCCGCCTCTAGCACGTCTCCTGGTTCGTGTCTTTGGCGTATTTCCCGCTTTGACTACACGAGTTGTATTCTGATAAGGCGTGTAATCCTCTTTACTACTCCGAGCTTCCAATGCATCGAAGTTGGGATTCATAATAGTGATGGCAGCTTGATTGTAGTTTCTAATATCAAACGGTTCATTTCTTTTGCGTCCAGGGCGTAGCACCCATTGCTCTTTAAAATGTCCATTAACTAACTTAGATACTTTCATCTCTGCCAATAGGCCCTCAAAGTATTTCTTCCCATATCCCTTTTCGTGATCTTTCGGGAAGTGACAATACCTTGGTTGACCTTTTTCTTGGTTTAAATCGCTATAAATTTGTTCCTTGCCGGTATCTACACCAAGCTTAAACAGCTTAGTCTTGTACTTTTTCAACCTAGTAGGCAAGCCGTCAATCAGGTCTTTACCTGCGCCACCTACACCCTTAATAGGGTAAACGCGCTTATGCCATCTAGT